ACCTTTGAAGTAGTACTTATTTTTCCAAAATGTGGAGAATACCTCCTCATGCATGATATTTCGCAACTCGTTCTTGATTGGATGTACAAGCAATCCATAATCAATGAAATTGTAGAGTTCGATCGAGTTACTGTTTTTCAAGTCCTGAACGTGTTCGATGTTACCCTCAAGATCAAAAAAGATTTGTTTCGATTTTTCTTTGGGGGGTGGTGGTAACCGCATTTCTGCAGGATCAGAGATTAGACCCTTTATATGCAAATAACCAATCTTATACAAAAATTCACCGTCTTGTGATCCCATGATTACCTCCAGCGGGGTCCAACGACCCAACCAACTAAACTTTTTCTGTGACCTTTTTTGACTTTTCGTACCCTGTGAGGTAGTCTGCTGTCAAATATAATTATAGCACCTCTTTGCTTTGGTGCAAAGAATGTTTTTCTACCATCTAGAAACTGCAACTCACCACCAGAATAATCCTCTGGAGAAGATAGTTGCATTACAAAAGAAAGTTTTCTAGAACATTCTCCAGATAGTCTCACTTTGTCTGGAGAATTATTTACTGAAAATGATTGAATAATTTCAGGTTTGGTTTGATTAGTAATCCAACCGTCTACATGCCAACCATAATGTTGTCCAGGACCATAATGAGTGTATTGAATTGTTTCGCCATCAATATGGGAAATATCATAGAGAAAATTATCTCTATTTGCTCTCTCAATATAATGCCAAAGATACCCAGCAATCCAATTGCTGCTGGGTATCCAAGCATTGTCACTGTTCCTGATTCTCGTTTCACCACCAGGAAGAATAGTGGATGGTTTTACATTCTGATTCCATTGATTACAGGTTTGTTCAACTTCATCAACCAAATTTGGAGGGAGATCAGTAAAATACCATACTGTAGAATTAGAATTCATTCGTAAGTGTCCATTTGTTCACCATTAGGATCAATGCCAGGACCCTGTTCTCTACCCATACCATTTTCCATTGACACTCTCCATTGCATGTCAGGTGCCTCACCTTCTTTGAATTGAGACCACCAGATACCTGGGGGATCACTCTCAATGTCTAGAGTTTCTGTTTCTTTTGCGATTCTTTCTCTGAAGATGGGAAGAATCTTTTCATAGAATGATGCGATGTAGGGATGTGCATCAAAGATACCAAGTACACCTTTTTTCAGCAACCAAATCTCATTTTTTGCTGAAAACTCACAGATGTCCCACTCTACAATATAATCCTTATATTTGGTTAGAGTTTTTAGATCATCTTGCTGATAGATATTCTCTGGAAATTTATACCTGAGTGCGATGGCATCTCTACACACCATGAACTCATTCTCAGGTCCAGTAATTTCGATTGTTCTACATGCCAGAGGTGGCATGAACGTATCTCTAACAAAAGTTAGAACTTTGATACGGGAAGGGTCTGTCAGAAAATCCATACGTTACCACTTTTTAATTGGACAATGTGCATTAGGAATCATCGCTTTCAGTTGCATCAAGCACCCACACTTTTTGCACTGATTGGTCAGTTTAATAAAATGAGGACAGTCGCGACAAATATCAAGTCGCTCTGTCCTCATCTGTTTTAGTTTTTCAAGTGCTTCATGACCAGTTTTCATTTGTTAATCCTCAAATGTATCAGGGAGTAGGACCCCCGTTACCATATGTATCCTCGTATTGACCTTGGGTGATAGCAGTCATATCCTTAGGATAATCAGTCTTGACTTGAGCAATCTCAGCATCGATAGCATTCAACTCAGTGCTATCACCTTGACGTGCTTTGTACAGAGCGTCTAGTTGATCACCTAGGGTAGGATATGCGCGAGATCTGAAACCTTCATAGGTAACTTCAACTGCACGACGTGTTGCTTCCGCTGCTGCCATGCTATCATAATAAGAACCAACTGTACCAGTATCACCCACAACGAGAGGTACATCTGCCTCAGAAGCAAATGCCATGTCATTGGTGAAGGGTACAAATTTAGAGATCTCAGTCTCAATTCTTGCTCTGTCCCAATCTCTTTGGACGGGCACTTCTGCCCAACCGCCGTTGCTGAAATCAACAACGATGTGGTCAACGGCAACCTCTCTTACTGTATAATCCATTTGTTTTTAAACTCCGTGAAAGTATTTATTAGTCTGTTGCGCCAGAGACGGTGCCGCTGTTATTTAGAGTGAGGTTGCCGATACCAGAAATGTATCTACCCGCCGCTCCAGGACTTGTACCGCCGCCAGAACCACCAGAACCGTTTGTGCGGTTGCCGTTACCACCAGTGTTGCCGCTAGAACCGTTAGATCCTGCTTGACCCCAGTCGCCGCCAGAACCACCAGTACCACCAGTACCACCAGAACCAGCGTTAGGACCGCCGCCGCTGCCACCAGCACCGCCAGCACCACTTGTAGAACCCGTTAGGTTGTTAGAACCGCGTCCAGTACCGCCAGCGCCGCCGTTGCCGCCAGCGCCGCCGTTGTGATAACCTCTGGTGTCTCTACCGCAAAGGTCTTGGGATCCACACCAGGTAATGAAGAATCCACCACCGATGCAACCACAACCTTGACCTCTGGGGCAGCAACCCTGGTTGTAACCACCAGTTTGTCCACCACCACCATTACCACCTCTACCGCCACCAGCGCCGCCACCGCCGCCGCCACGGATTTCACCTGTGTTATAAATTACGATGGTCGAACTGGGGTTAGATCCTGCCAGAAATGCTGTACCTCCTTGAGAACCAGCGCCGCCATTAGCACCGCCGCCACCACCAGCGCCGCCATAAATGTTGCCCGCATTGGTGACCGAAACAATACCTACTGCACTAGTACCAGTGTTTAGTGCCGCAGTGCCTCTATCCGATGCGTTAATTGATACGCCGCTAGGAATAATATAACGTTTTTCAACGTTTCTTGTCCAGTTGGTTTGAGAAGTACCCCATGTCTGGGTGCTTAGGTTAACGTTAGTTGCTGTAGATGCAGTAATTGTAACCCTTCTAACTGTACCATAAAAGTCAGATAGTGTTCCTTGCCCAGAAGTAGGAACTGAGGCGTTCTCTACTGCATCGGGAACATATGTGCCAGAAGGAACCGAAGTTCCCGTCTGGCGATATAGATCACTGAATGAAATTGCTCCTGAACCAGGAGTTGAACCTGTCTCAAATTCTGATCTCAGATTTGAGAAACTAATTTGACCCGAACTTGGTGCTGCCATTTGTCGTTACCTCCTGTGTGTTATCAGTTATGTGCCTGACCACAGTTGCAACGCTCTTCTAGATGCTTAACCTTGCCGCTGAGTTCCTTGACTGCTTCAATTAGAAGTGCAGTTAGTTTCTCATACTTAACTGCCTTATAACCGCTTTCGCGAGTTGTAACCAGTCCAGCAATGCCAAGTGCTTCGATCTCTTGAGCGATAACACCACAGTCTGCACCTTCATGGGAGTGGAACTCACCGAAACCTTCTCTCCAGTCGAAGGTGTTACCACTGATTGCTTCTAGTTTTGCTAGAGCATCAGGGATTGCAACGATGTTCTCTTTGAGTCTTTCGTCAGAAGAGTAGAATGCAGTAATGTCGTTAGTTGCTCTGATCTCACCAGTTGTACCAGATGCTGCTGTACCAACACCGAAGGAGTCAACTTGAACGTCTTGAGCATTGAAGTTACCAGAAGCATCTCTAGCAACAATTGTCGAAACAGCGTTTGTAGAAGTTGCGTTAGATGTAACGGTAAAGGTTACGTCGTCAGAATCGTCCGCAGTAAATGTAGCAGAACCAGACAGACCAGTACCAGAAGTAGCAAGAGTTAGAGTTGCATCATTAGGAGAAGGAACTGCCGTCCATGCACCATCACCTCTCAGGAAGTTAGAAGCAGAAGGAGTACCAGAACCTAGTCTTGCAACAGCAACAGTACCAGAGTCAATCTGTGCGCCACTGATGCTCTTGTTGGTTAGAGTCTGTGTGTCATCGATGGTAACAAGGTCACCAGAAGAAGTACCACCAGGAGTTACACCCAAGACTTGAGTCGAACTCAGAACTTCAGTTCCGTTAACTCTATAAACCTTACCAGATGCAACGTTGATGTGCTCAGAAGAAGTCCAAGCATCAGTGGAGTTGACCCAGTTCCAAGTGTGGTCGGTGTCGCCCTTCAATGTGATGCCGCCGCCGTCGGCCGTGGAATCGGAGGGAGATCCAGTCGATGCTAGTTCAATATTCTTATCGTCTACGGTCAGCGTAGTGCTGTTAACCGTGGTTGTGGTTCCATCAACAGTTAGGTTACCAGTGACTGTTAGGTTACCGCCAACTGTAGCAGCAGCACCAACACTCAAACCGCCACTGACTGTCAGAGCATCAGCGCCAGACTCATAGGTTAGACCAGAATCTGTTGATGTTGCTGTCATCGCGCCTGATGTTTGCGATGTCAGAACAATGCGTTGGCTGCCAGAACCAGCAGATAGTGTTGAACCTGCATTTGTAATGCCCGAACCATCACCGACGAATGATGCTGCGGTAATAATGCCAGCAGCAGCGATGTTACCACTAGTCGTGATGGTTACGCCACTACCAACTTTGAATCTGTTATTTTCTTGATCTGCATGGATAACACCAGTGATGGTAGAAATACCAGTTAGTGATCCGACTCTACTAAGTTCTCGCGCCCTTGACATGGAAAATTATAGTAACGTTTTCTTCTATTATTTATCAGAATCAATCTTCGATCTTAATTCTTTAATTGCCTCAATCAGCAATGGAACTATCTTTTCATATCGTACTGTTAGATAATCCTCACCACTGCGAGAATACTCATTTCCATCTTCATCATATGCCGTATCGAAAGGTGCTCTTGCAACCGCTTCTGGAAGAACTTTTTGAACTTCTTGTGCTAAAACACCAACTTTTCGGTCTTTGCTGGTATACCCATATTCATAAGCAACTTCATTGAAATTATAAAGTACACCATGGAGTTCACACACTTTATCTAGTGCCGATTCAATGCTCTCAATATTTTCTTTTAGTCTTTGGTCAGAGAAGAATGCTGTGATATCATCAGATGCTCTAATTTCACCCGTTGTACCTGATGCATCAACACCAACACCCAGGGAATCAACTCTTACATCACCACCAAAAGTAGCACCAGCAGAAACATTTACAGTAGTAGATTGCAAGAATGCAACTGTACCAATCCCTGTTTCATTAACACCAGTTAAAAGACCTGTCAAAGCAGAACCATCACCAGAGAATGATGCGGCAGTAATAATACCAGTTGCATCAATTGTAGTGGATTTCAGAAACGCAACAGTACCAACACCTACTTCATTAACACCAGTTAGAAGACCTGTTAGTTGAGAACCATCACCTTCAAAGGAAGATGCTGTAATAACACCAACAGCATTAACATTGGTTGCCTGCAAGAATGCTGCAGTGGAAACACCAGAAGAATTTAGATTACCATCAAAAGATTTAGTTGCAGTTACAAACCCCGCTTGAACATCACCAGTTACATTTCCAGTGAGATTACCCAATATATCACCAGTTACGCCACCAGTTAGATTACCGCTAAATCCGTTAGTAGCAGTTATAATACCTGAAGCGCGAATGTTTGTCGCCTGGAAGAATGCTACTGTAGAAACACCACTAGAATTGATGTTTCCTGATACATCTCCTGTCAAATTACCCGTAACTGCGGCAGTGACTGCGACACCAGTCAAATTACCACTAAATCCTAGGAAGGATGTAGTAACCCCAGAAGTATAAACATTACCAGTTACATCTAGACCAGAGGATGGTTGGGTAGAACCGATACCAGTGCTACCCGATGTAGTATCTACAATTAAACCAGAATCTCCGACCTGTAGACCATTACCAACAACAAATTTCTTATTGACTGATGCCATGCCTAATTATCAGGTACTTTTTTAGTATTTAGGCAGTGCGGATAATAAACGCCAGAGCAAAGTACTTGGGTCTGTTCTCGTGATAGTTGTCACTACCTACGGAAGTAGTTGCTTGACCTTGACCAGAACCCGCGTTAACTCTAACACCAGAGTTACCTGCCGCAGCACTAGAATCAATATTGTAGAAATTGTGCGAGTGCGATGGCATTTCTGCTGTCGTTAGTTGATGAGCAGTAGAACCACCAGTATCACCAACAGCATACCTGCCGCTAGTTGCACCAGTCGAAGCATTGAAAGTCTCACCAGCGCCTGCGTCATCACCTGCACCAACAATGAATCTTTCTCTCAGGTCAGGAGTAGTTCCAGTACCATCGCAAAGTGCCCAACCAGTAGGAATGTTTGCGATCGTTCCAGACCACATGATGATACCACCAATAGGAATAGTACCAGCACCGATAAAGGAACTGCCAGAACTTACCTGAACGTTACCGACGTGAGTCGAAACACCCGTGTGATGAATGTTACCACTTAGTCTGGTTTCACCTGTTACATGGAAGGAATCATTATTAGTGAAGGAATCTGTACCAACGCCAAGTTTATCATATACAAAATTATCAGAATCAGACTCAAGGGAAACTTTACCAAAACGCTTCCACTTATCACTTGTTTCGCGAGTTCTAACCCAACCAAAGTAACCACCCGTATCCCATCCAGTAGAAATTAGAACGTGGTCAGTAGAATCCGAATCATCTGGAGTTGTGGTGCCAATACCAACAAAGACATTTTCACCAATAGCAGCAACACCACCGTCCTTTCTATTACCTCTTAGGTTAAGGTCAACAAAGTCAGAATCACCGTTTGAAGTTAGTGTGGTGTTAATCGTAATGGTATCAACGGTGAGGTTGTTCTTATCTTCCTCTTCAGTAATTGCGGTTTCTGCCTCTTCAGGAATGGGTCTACCCTGACTATCAAACTTACGCTTACCAATGTAGAAGATGCCATCATCGTTCATGCCCGTGAAGGCAACCGAACCACCATTATAACTAAATGCCTGAGAAATATTAACTTCGGAATCAGTCAATTGTCTTGTCTGATTCTGTGGCATACCTGTAGAATAGTTACCAGGACCGAAACCTGTGTATTCAAACGTATGCCCAGAAGATCTCAGCGAAGAGTTTCTTCTAAGTTCAACAGGTAGAATCTTGATACCTCTAACCAGTTCATTCGCTTCATGGGACGTTGCATTCGTACCAAGAACACCGCGTAGAACCCCATTGATATCGCTGTCCTTAATTCTAAGAATCTCACTACCGATCTGAATGAAATCACCTCTTCTAAACATGGTGGTGTTATGAAGAGTGATGCTAGTAGAAGTAGTACTGATTCCACTGGTGAGAATAGTTTCCTTACCAGCATATACGGTGAGTTGTCTTTCTCCAACTCGCTCATTACCTCTGGTAGAGAATCCTCTTCTAGCACCTAGTCCAGCACCATAAGCAGTAATTAGACCAGTAATTGCAGGTGCATTTGTTGTAATTCCAATCTCAACAGATAGAGAAGAACCATAACCAATTCTTTGTACAATGTACTTATCGCCATTGTAGACAGTGGCGAATCCAGTTGCACCAGAAAGAATAACCCTGTTACCAGACTGGAGACCTAGATCTCTTGCAAACTGAACAGTTGCAATACCACTTGTAGGATCATGAGAGATCGAAATGACTGTGGTTGCAGTACCAACATGACGGACTGTACCGCCAGAACTAGAATCTTCAGCAGTTGTTGTATACTTGAAGTGTACAGCATCCTCAACAGATGTAATTCTGTGGAGACCATTATAATTAGAACTAGAAACACCTACGATTTCGACAACATCACCAACGTTATCGTTAATTGCCTGAACATCAACAGTACAATCAGAAGGAGAACCGAAGAAGGGTAGACCTCGTAGTGTTAGAGTATCGCTAACTGCATAACCAGAACCAGGGTTGATTAGAGTAACCGCAGTAACTGTATTGGAAGTACCAACAACAACCTTTGCAGTTGCACCGCGACCAGATCCACCTACCAGATCAACGTTATAATAAGTTTGCTCTGTTGCATTATCCAGACCTAGGTTAGAACCACCAGTAGGACTTGTTACAGAACTAATACCATTGAAACCATGATCAGAATCAGTAAAGACACTTGCTTGACCGCCAGTAACAGTCAGACTTGTAATACCAAGTCCTAGATGAGACTTAGTAATAAAACTATTGATAGATTCTCTAGTTAGAGAGTTTCTAACATTGTTAATATCAACTTGACCATCAGGATCTCTAACTGCATAAGATGCTGCAGCATCAGGATCATCTACAGGATTGTCCGAATCAATTTCGGGAACATAGTAATCAAAGTTCTGGGGCAAGAACTTGGTCGAAGTTGTAAAGGGAGATAGTGGAGGTGCTGCTAGATGACCAGCAATGGTAACTTGATAGATACCATCCTGAACGCTGGGGATAAACTTTTGAATTGTTGTGGTATCAAATACCTGATAAGCAGGACCATACTCCACTCTTTCAAAATATGGAGCAAACGTTCTACCAGAACCAACAACAGTTGCATCCTCATAAGTATAAGGTCTGGAAGATGCAACAGTAGTAATACCACCTGGATCAGTGTTTAGTCCAACAGCAAATGTTCTGGAATCAATAACTTGAGTAACTGTGAAGTCTCTATTGAAACCAAGATTGGCGGTGCCAGTCGTATTATTAGTAGTCTGGAGTCTTCTAATACGAATATGCTGATTATCAAGTAGTTGGTGAGGATATTGTGTCGTGACAATACCAGTAGCACCAGACCAAGAAGCATTGACAATGCTAGTATTAGTTCTTAGGTTAGTGATGTCGGTGATATCTGTATTATCATTTTGATATACAGTATCATCGATGGGAGTTCCAGAGTCCTGAAGAACAAAACCAGGAATAGGTGCAACAGCATCTGTTGCTTCCTGAGGAATAACATATCTAAACCTATACAACTTATCACCGTCATTCCTGTTATCAGGTTTTCTGGTAAGTGTTAGGTTTGAAGTCTTAGGTGTAATTCTTGCTTGGTTGGCGACAATTGCGGCACACAAGGTGTTGCGAACATCAACGTTAATGTACCAACCGTTGGAGTCATATTGAATTGGGTGACCGATTTGCCCAGGAATCTTATCAGAAACTCTAGACTCAATGGTAAGTTCACCACCCAAATTATTCAGATTAGTGATTTCAGACCCAGCAAGTGCGCCGTTTTCATTGTTTGCAATTTGAATCTGGTCTGCATTCAAACCATCAGTAATTGCAAAATAAACTTTATTGGATTCAATGCCATCAGGTAGACTACCATCAGCACTAATGATCCTAATGGATTCACCATTTATAAACTTATGATTTTCCTGTAGAGTAAATGTGTTAGAAGTAATAGAGTTGATACCCGATACTCTACCAACAACATGAGACTTGACAGCAGATACTCTTTCATCAGGATCTGCGCCAGGTGTGGGCATCAAGATTCTTGCAGTCTGAATAGAACTTGCAATAGAAACGTTTAGAGCATCATCAACCTTTGCACCAACAATATAACCACTTACAGATCTTGGTGGTGGAGTATCTTGGTTCTTATAATCATAGAAATAAATTTTAGTGTCAGTGGACAGACCAGCAGTTACATCAACATCAGCAGTTAGATATGTAAGGTCTGTAACTTTGTTCGTATTATTTCTGGGTGGGATGATGTGGGTGATATAACCCTTATCATCCTTAGAGAATGCATTATCTCTATAACCAGCAGAAATAAGAGATTTTGCACCAAAGTTAGAGTTGGAGTTGGTGATAGAAAGGTCACCACCCGACTCAGATACAAACTGCTCAGCATAACCAATAGCAAAAATCGAAACTGCCTGAATATAGGAGTTATTCGTTACCTTAATATGGAAGTTTGCATAATCAGGTTTGTATCTAGATTCAACGTCAGAATATAGGTTAACAGAAGATCCTAGAGTTGCTTGATCTTCATAGATACCACTTGTCTTGTTGTACTTAACAAATGCATTATTATCTTTCTGAAGACCGATACCCGTGAACTGTGCCACGACCATCGATTTGAAACCAGTCGCTTTGCTGCCATCTGCCAGCATACCACACTGTCCATAAGATGATCTCAAAGAACAGTTGTAAATGTAAGGAGATGCAGACGCTGTACTATCAGATTCAACATCCATCTCTGGGGTTAGACCAGAGAGATCAGGTGTTGCAGTAGATGTTGGAGCAGTTGCTAGAGAATAAGTGAAAGAAGTGGCGCTAAGAATCTGAGCGACAAGGAAAGATCCATCATATTCACTATTATTAACACCAGTAATTCTTACAGGTGTACCAGTCTGAAGTCCATGATCAGTAGAAGTGACAACAGTAACAACAGAAGTTGCTGTACTATCTGTTGGTGTTAGACCAGAATAGATATCGCTAATTGCAATAGCACCTGCTTGACTTAGAGAACCAACAATTCTGCTTTCATCAATTTTCTTCTCAAAGTCATCGTTACCAGGATAATCAGGTAGTGCTCTACCAGAACTTGTACCATAAGCAAGTGTCAATTTATGGTAATACATCCCCAGGTCAGTATTACCTGTAGATTCAAAGTTGTTTGTACCGTCTGCATATTCAAAGCAAGACAGTTTATGGTGAGAGAATCTGGGAGCGTATCTGTTACCAGTGCTATCCTTAAAGATCGTGTCGTTGGTATCAGCATCAAAGAATGTGAAACCATACATGTAGCATCCGCCAGTCAATCTAAAGACTGAAGATCTCTCAATGTTTACATTCTCAGGATCGGGAACATACTTAGGACGGATCTTAGTTTTTCTAAGGTCAATACTAGTGATCGAAACACCACGGGGAATAATTACACCACCGTGAATAGAGTTGAACTTATAAAGATCGTTCTGAGCATCCTGAATATTAAAATTGGACGATAGTGTCAGTTCAGGAATACTTTGAGTGGTGCCATTAGCATCTGTAATATTACCGCTGGTGTCAATGCGATAACCTGGTCTGTTGTCAATGTAGTGAGTACCAGGAGAAATAACGATCGTTGTTTGATCAAACTTATCGTTGTCTACACCCGCCTGATAAGAAAATCTCGCTGCTTCAATTAGAGCACGCTGGATAGTCCTAAATGGACGTGCTTTTGAATTACCCTGGTTGGTAATATCATCAGTGGCGTCAATTTCGTTAGGATCAACGTAAATGATGAAACCCTGAATATTCTTTAGAAAATTCTCTAGTCTGCTTAATGGCATTGCCTATAAATAATGACACCTTCTTCTTTGTATTTATAAGTATGGCGCTGGGCAAAAAAAGCAGTGAATTGATTAATTCTTACAAAAAATCTATTGAGCAAGATCTAGAACAGATCAAACAACTGAAACAGACTAAAGAAGGAATCACAGTCCTAACAGATCCTTCAGATCCTAATAGTCAAGTTGCTATTGTGGAGGGCGTGAATACTATGATCAATCGTTTTGGTCCATCCACAAAAGGATTAGATAACAGGATCGTAACGATTAATGCACAAATTAGAGATATTCAAGATGAAATCCTGGCACTTGGACAGAGTGCAAATGCTGTAGGTTGTGGATCTACAGGTGATGGTGTTGTAGAAGTTGTTGGTGATGTAGTAACTGCTTACAGTTGGTCTTTCACTACACCCAATCCATTTGAAGTTAGTACATCAACATTGACATCAAACAATCTTGGTGTCGGTACTTATGTTGGTGTTTCTACGGTATCTATCGGAACTCACTTCGGTATTCCAGGTGTTGCAACATGTGTCGGTTATGCAACTTCCATTTCTACACTAGAAGCAAGTCTTTCGACATATAGGTCTGAAAGAAATTCCGTAATCGTTCAAGTTAATGCCCTAAAAGAAGCAAGATCTAACTTTGAACTTCAAAAATTTGGATATGACCAGGCGGAGTCCAAGATCAATGCTCAGATCACCGCCAAGTCAAACATCATCACTGCTCTAGAAGATCCAGAAAATCATCAGTATTTTGATGAGAGTCTGTAGTATAAGTGGGGGGATGAAAAGCACAATACTCATTGAATGTGATTTTCATTTCCTTATTCGTTAGACCACAGTGTTCTGCTGCCTTGGGCAAATTCCACTTCGCACAAAACAGCATTTCCATAGATTTTCTGGTCTCAGGTCTCATTGTACTAGAATCTTACTAGATTTTGCTTTTTGATTTTTCTTGACGTGCTCTTCCCACCGAATTGCATCTTCGATGTTGAAAAAAGTAGCATTTTCACGCTTGTCGGCGTATCCCTGACGCGGGACATAATAAGAAACAATGTACTTCATTGAAATTCAAAACCCTGGGGGATTTTTTCCATGTTTTCTTGAATCATCTTGAAAAGACGGGTGAACTGGTCTGGAGTATCACAGACCAGTTGCTTTTTACTACCGTCAGAACCATGAAGCGTGAAGGTTCTTCCTTCTACTGAGGCGGTAATCTTGTCGATGTACTCGTCATCAAACGGTTTATTCATGATGTGACGGTGGTTTACCGCACCATCTTACCAAGGATGGTGCGCTTTGTCAACCTGCGCGGTGTCAATGGTTTTGGGGGGTTCGGGAGCGGGGGCAGGTGCTTCCACTTCAACATCCAGTTTTCCAATATCTTTACGCTCTGCCTGAATAAAGTAGTAGCAGCGGATCCCAGAACCAGCATTGTTCTTCACCACAACCTTAGAACCCCACTGGATCTCACCAACGTAAAGTTCCTGGGAGTGACCGAATGGGGTCAATTGAACGGTGATACTTTCTGGATCTACCAGACCTTTCCAGTAATCAGGTAGTTCAATGACATTTGAACCGCCATCAAGTTTGCCACGAACATAAACACCATTCTCAGGTCCTTCCAAAGAACCATGGCGGAGACGCATACCTTCCTTTGTGGGATGCTCAATATCGAATAGTTTATTTCCTGCAGACAGAGTTCCTGTCACATGCAAGTTTCCATAATCAGTAGATAAAGGTGCTGCCCAGTCAACAGTAGGGGCAGCAGAAAAATCATAAGGTTGAACGGTCACAGAACCACCGATTTCAAGGGCAGCGCCTATTCTATCATAGAAACCGATGTGGTTGTGGAGTCCTACCGTGTTCTTCAATCCGATGTGATTACTGATACCAAATACGTTATGAACACCCCATTGGTTCGTCATGCCCAAAAGATTGGTTACACCAGAGACCTCAAGTGAGAACGGTAGTTTAGGTCCTGTGGGGATAGGAGGGGCGATTGTAACAGTTGCCCTCGCAAAACCAGCAGTCGTTGGTAGTCCAAAAAATGCGGGACCACAACATGCCAATGTGCCAGCAAATGGGTCTAGATCATCAGTTAGAGTTCCAAGAGATGCATCAATTGCAGCAGGTAACTCTGGTCCAATATAAACTTTGCCACATGATAAGTCAGCAATGCCTGCCATAATTAACCTCCAGGAATAAGGAATGTATTAATTGCTTCTTCAATAAAGTCATTGAAGGATGTAGGAATCAGTTTTGATCTTGGTTCGACAAATCTAATTGGATTACCGCGTACAAATACAGCACCCTTGGATGCCAAGATCAGTCTATGGTCACAAATCATGGCACCCATGGTTCCAGTCATCTTAATATTATTTCTTGCTTCAACCCTAAAATCATTGTTTGGTCTAGCAATGATATCACCTTTGGTGCCAGTGCTCTCCATTACAATGTCTTTTGCTCTAAGAGTTAGTTTCTCTTTACATTCAATTTTGAGATCACCGTCAGAATAAATGTTGAGTGGTCCAGTTCCTCTTTGAAGAATGTTAGATCCCAGATCGTTTGGTGATGCTCTGAGTTCCCATCCACCGTCCTTGAAGACCCTAAGACTTGCTCCAGATCCACCCGCCAGTTGACAATTTTTCTTTCTCGTTATTTCACCATCACGTTCTTCACCGAATTGGAGAAAACCGTCTTCTGGATGAGAAAATGTTAAGGGAGCATGACTCATTTTTTATATGCGCTGACGCAATCGATAACAGCGATAGTCTTGGTAGGATCAACATCAATGTCGCCCACTTCTCTAAATTCTAGAACGGGTTCTAGAACCGCACCAAAACCACTCGTTGTATTTATTGTTAGTTCAGGGAATCTATCACAACCCGCTTTATTACTGATTAGATCTGCACCAACGATTCTACCTTCATCGTCTAGAATTGGTCTTAGAATACCACAATCACTCTCAATCAAATCACCTTCTTGATAATTTGCACCAGTATTCACAACATTTACACCAGTCAAGAACCCAGTAACTTCTTTACCAGTATTCTCTGCAGTAATTGCGGGTGCAAGATAATTACCACCAGTAGAGAGCATTCTTACTCCAGTGACTTTACCATCCTGCATAATTGCTCTGCCTATTGCACCGCGTCCATTTTCGCAAGCATCAATAAATGCAACGAAAGGTGCTTTTGTATATCCAATACCAAAATCTTGCATATCGACACCAACAATCTCACCAAAACTATTCACCACAGTGCTTCCCAGTGCCCCTGCACCACCGCCACCAAAGAATTCTACGGTAGGTGGACCACACTCAAATGTAAAGGGATCACAGGGTCCGATAAGTGCCTCTGCTCGTGCTGCTGCTTGATCTCTGGTAAGTTTATCTCCAAATAAACCCTCAACTTCATCATCACCACCACCAAACCAACCCTTAACTGCTGATTCTGCTTGACCCGCCAGTCCATCAAGTTTAGAAGATAGGTCAATAGTTCTCTGAAAATCAATAATATCTTGGGGAACAGGACCAAAATTTGCTACCCAATCATATACATTGTCTTCACAGTTATCACCTTCGCAACTCAAGAAGTTCAATGCTTTCTTAGCAAACCCAAGAACCTTGTTAAAATAGTACATAACAGTATTGATTCCACCAATGATTGGTTGAATCCCCTTCAACGCATCATTTACTGCATCTTGCAATTGATCAGTAATGTTCGCGATCAGACCACCAATAAACTGCTCCGCTGCACACAGTGGCATCGTGATGATCTTTCCTAAAATACCAAATAGGAATTCTTCGACAATACCTGTCAAACCTTTTAGTACTTTTTCAAATACGCAATACAAAGCATCCGTCGCTTTGAACATTGCAATTTCTTTAATAAGACTATCAGGAACAAACTGATTAACAAGTTTAGCAAATTTGTCGTAGATTTCACCCAAAATCCATTTTCTAGTCTCTTTAATAACTATAGAGAATAGACCAGAGATGATATCTCCAACTTGACCCACCAGTGCAGATGCACTTTGAATCTCATTCAGAACTGGATCAAGATATCCTTCTTTAAACTCTTTTAATTCTCTTGCGGTTTTGATGAAGGATCTTAGTGTCTTAACTAGATTAGACATAATTCCATCACCACGGTCACATTTAGGAACCGCAGCAAGTCTAACCTCTGCCTCATCAATAACTAGTTGTTGTGTAGAAAGTTCTTGGTCTTCACCACCCTCTCCCCCTGGTTTTACGCCGAGTAGTGCTCTATTCGCTGTAGGAATACCTGCTCCTGGAGGTGGTTCTGTCCCGCTAGTCGATACATGCTTACCATACTTCAGTTTTGGATTAGGACCAATTGGTTTAAATTCAGATGTTCCCTTCTTAATTACCTCATTGAATAGTTTTACATCTTGAATAGTATGGGAAGCAAACAATGCACCCATAATAATGGGTTGTTGTGCATCAGCACCA